GTCAGCTTTGAGAAGTAGTCCGCTGCACCCCTGAGGAGTACCCGTCGCACCACCAAGATGAAAACCCCCGATGAGGGGGCCTTTTGTTTCGGTAATGAGAGGGGCCATGCACAGTCCTTTGAAAGTATCAAAGTCCAGGTCATATGTTGCTCCAAAGTAGGTATCAATCGTGGTATTCACCTCCTGGCACTTCATGAATGCATGCGATGAAACGGTAGAACCGTCATTCTGCTTGTATACGAGTCGTGCTGGGACATCGGCAAATCTTTCCAATGGGAGATACGGAGTAAGGTCCTTCCAGTCGCCACCATTTGCGACCGACACCACACACAAATCAGTGTTCGGTATGTCGTAGCTATGCTTGCGATAAAGGAAGGCCGTAAAGTTACCTCCAATCTTGTCAGGGTCGTGACGAGTAAATTGCACTTTAATATCCTCCAATGCGACACCATCGGGAGTCCACATATGTCGGGGAATAATTGCAACATTGGATTTGGGAAAGAATGCATCACAACAATATGCTTTGGTAGAACCATCTGGTCGATTAACTTCCAGAGTTATAAAGCATAAGTTGGATTCCACTAGTTTCTCGAGCTGATCCACAGTCGTTGTCCTGGCCTTTTCGGTACAAGGCATCGGAGCAACCCATGGTATAGCCCATTCGCTCTTCTCGGTATCACGGATTAAGATATCCCCCATGGTGGAGGGATTCAAATTACCCTGCGATGCCGGAACGGCTCTAATGGCTTTATACACAATGACGAGTCCGTAGAGTACTGCAACTGCTGCACATGCTCCAGTGATCCACTTGATGTGTCTATCACGATACACTTTCATGATCAAAGGCATGGCGTTATTGTCTTCCGCAATACTGTCGTACATTCGCCGCTTCTCATTCTGCACTGTCCCTGCCAAACCAAATAGGAGTGGTAGGGAAAGCAGGATGAATGCGGTATTGACGAACAAAGTAGCGGAAAAGACAACAATGAGACCAAGAATCTGGTTCAACATGGCAGCTTTGATGCGTTTGTGCAACTGCTTCTCATAGGTAAACCAGATCAGATGTCTGCACCAGTCAGAATCCAACCAGTCAGAGGGGATCCAGTTGGTCCATTTGAACCACATAGAATTCTCTACCCAGTCGAGCTGCT